TTGTCGAGGCTGTAGTCCTTCATGCGTTCCCACTTATCCGTGTAAAGCTCACTGTCCGCTTCCTTCGGAGCTTTCTTTAATCCCAGTTTCTTCATCATTGCCACGTACAACTTCATGTTTTCCTGGCGTTTCTGCTCCTTCTGAGCGTTGATTGCTCTTCTTGCCAAATCTCTCGAATCTGTGGAATCCTTCAAAATCTTGTCCCTGGTCTTTACGTCCTTGATCTTTTCCAGCTCGTACAAATCCGTAAGCGACAGCTGGTAGCCGTCCTGTCTCTCTTTCTCCATCAGCGTCTTGGAATCCAGTTTTGCGATATTCAAGCGGTGTCTGATTGTTTTCTTACTAAAGCCGGTCTTTTCAGCGATTGTGTCCTCTGTTTCTCCCAAGTCAAGCATCATCTGAAATCCCTGGGCCTGTTCCCAAATCGTCAGATCATTACGCTGCATATTTTCTTCCAGCATCGTTGACATCTGCTCTTTGTCTGTCATGCCTTCTACAACCCTGCAGGGTGCCTCTGTAACGCCTGCCAGCTTAGCCGCCGCACTTCGTCTGTGACCGATGATTGTGATGTATTCTCCCGGTTCTCCTTCTTTCGGAATTACCGTCAAATTCTGCATAATTCCATTCTTCTTAATGGACTCTGCCAGCTCTGTCAAATCTCCGAGATCTTTTCTCGGATTGTCCGGGTGTGGGTGGATATGCTCCAATCCAATAGTTACGATTCCTTTAACTTCCATTGCCTGTCCTCCTTAATCTCTTAGCCAATACCGCATATTGCGAATTTTATATTTTCCAACGCTCACATTTGCGAGCTTTTATGGTAAAAAAATTTACCCTACTTCCTTCTGCAGCAATCTCAGAAGCGGATGCCATGGTCTTGTGCCTCGAATACGGCCGATAATCTTCTTGATATTGCACTCTGTTTTGTCGATTTTCACGTACCCTTCATACTTTCCCTGGTTTCTTTCCGTAACCGGTCTGTCGTGGAATCCGTCCGTAATCATAAATCTGTCCTTCGCATCTGTCTCGTCCTTGAAAGCTACATAGTGCTTATTGCCATGTGCGTAGTACCCGACAATTACCATATCTCCTACCTCCCTTCGTATCTGTCGTGAATAGCAATCGGGTAGCTGATCCCGGTAATCTGTTTGAATCTGCTGTCCGATGTGTAAAGAATATTGCCGCCTGCCATATACCAACGTTTCCGGCAGTATGCAGGCTTACAGTCAACGTACTCCTGGCCCATAACCTCACGCTTTTCGATATACACGCACTGTCTGATGTCGTCCGGTTCAAAAGGACCTTTCTGTGTATCCAGGATATACAGCTCTCTTGCGTAGGAAGATATGCCGTTATTCGTGCAATCTCCCAAACTGCTACGGTACACCTCTGCGGTCAGACAACTTTCAATCTCATAGTTACTCTTCATCCAGTCAATCACTTCGTCCGGATATTTGCATCCGCTCCATAACTCGCCCATAAATACCAGCTCGTTGTCAAACTCCTGCACCATATATGTATCATCGTCCAGCTTTACTGCCTGCAACTGAATGTACTCCTTCGTTCTTTCGTCGCACGCAACTCTCTTTACGCATCCGTCAACCTTTCCATATCCTCTGATCTTGTGCGTTTCGATATAGCGATCCAGTTTCTTTTCTGCAAACCCTGCAGGAATGTCCTCTTCATTTACTGCTACATCTCCGCTTTCCAAAACAGCGTACTTATTTGAGATTTCGCACCATGTTCCTTCCAGGTGTAACACAAATCCTTCTTTCTCAATTCTCATGTTCTTCTGCCTCCTTTGCTGCTCTCACTTCTGCGATTCTCACATAGTCCGGGATATGAAAGCCATTTATGATATTCACCGCCTGCAGCTCTGTTAGATTGCACCTGGCCTGCAGTTCTTCCCGCAACTTTCTTCTTTCTTCAATGTCCTGCAGTCCGTTAGACGGCAGGAGCAACGCTCTGTCTCTGTATTCATTTGCTATGGCTCTTGTCAGAATTTCCACTAACTCACCCTTTCCACGTAATCAACGCATCCAGGACTGATTTTTTCATCCTTACAGAACTCCGACCAGCACTCCTGCAATTCTTTGAGGTTCTGAGCGTCAAACTGCGTCTCGTCTCCACCGTTGAAGCCAATGTTATAGGTTCCTCCTCCGGATTTAACTACTCCTTTGCTTGCCTCTCGTAATGTCACACTACATCACCCGCCTTTCTTAATGCGCACTTAGTACATACCGCACCGTCAAGGTGTGATGCCTTAACAACTCCTGCGTCCTCCGGTCTCTGCCAGCAGAGTGTCCCGCATTCCGGGCAACGTACCTTTTTCCAACCAGGTTTTCCCTCCGGTCCGTTTATTACCAGTGGCATGCACAACCAGCCACCTCGATCTGTAGCCTTTCTCGGTTCTAACTTCATGTTCACTCTGCCGCCTCCATTTCTTCCAGCTCTCTGATAACTCTCTCTACCGCATATTTTCCATTATTGTTGAGCTGTCTCTGCCATGCACCTACCGACGGTGCCCATCTGAACCCATTGCTTTTCAGAATATCTCTTACCTCCGGTTCCGGCTTTCCTTCAAAGAACAGCTGGATTCTCATAGCCTCCACATTCTCCTTGACCTTGAAAAACTTATTCTCGCTCTCCTGTGTTCCCTGGGACTTCGTTTTCTGCAGGCTCTTGATTCTTCCTTCCAATCTTCGGATATTGGCGTTGTTGTTCGCCAGCATATAGTCCGGAAAACCGATTCTTCCGCAGAAGTCCGGTTCTCTCAGCTGGGCGATCTGTTCGTCTGTATATCCCATGTCATGCAGCGTTGCATCGCCTTTTTCTTTGTCCTTCATACGGATTGCTTTGTTGGCCTGCTTCATTCTCTCCTGGTCCTCTCTCAATCCGTCAACCTTATCCTGCAGCTTCTCGATTGCGTTCTCATCATCAGACTTGATAACGTCCTTGCCATAAAAAATTGCCTCAATCTTTCCAAGGATTGCCTCAACCTCTTTATAGTCCTCATGGTTCTTATCCCATGCCGCTACCTGCTTTTCCTTCTTTTTGACCGGGAAGTTTCCTGCTCCGGAAATCATTACCGACGGACACATCATGCCGATCTGAATATCCTTGTTGATGTTCTGAGCCAGTCGTCTTGAATATCTCTCGCAGAGCTTCGACACTCTTTCTTCTTCGGTCGGTCTTGCCTCGATTACCTTCTCTGCCAGCTCGTATGCCTTATCGACCTGTGCCTTGTAACCAGCAGTCTTGCTCCCGGTCTTATACTCGCTGAATGACATCATATCGTTTGCCGTTTTTGCTCCGGCCTCATTGATGCTGAAATACACTCTTTCCATTACGCCACCTCCAAATACTCACCGATTTTCTCAATGTCCAGCTTTACTACCGGATATGTGCAGTAACCGCTTCTTACCATTCTGCCGGTAGCCTGCCCGAAACCATGTTGCTTGATAAGCTCCATCGCCCAAGGCCAATTATTCGTGTCGATCACTGTCTCGTCCTCTGCAAGTCCGCTTCCTGCAATGTATACCGTGATTCTTGCGATAGGTCCTTCCTCGTTGTTCCATATCTCGATTGCTCTGCTGTTATCTGCCTGGTATCTTGCCACCTGCAGGAAGCAATCTTTATACACCGCCCACTCTGTCCTAACCTCTAATAATGCCATATTACTTCGTCTCCTTTCCTGTGATGATATCGAATGCCTCTTTGAGGATTGCCAGTTTTCTTTCTGCCTCGGTCGCTCTCTTGAGTAATTCCTCAATTTCTCCCGCAGCCTTATTTCTCATCAATCCCATCTGAGCATTCATGCTATTAAGAGCCAGTCCATCATCTGAAATCTGCTTTTTAAGTTCATTAATCTTGGTGCAATACTGAGCATCCATTCTGTCGTAGTCATTCTTCTCTTTTGCAAGCTCTGCCTCGAGTTCCTCGATTCTTCTCGCACGGAGTCTCATCAGTCTCTGAATGCCACCTTGCTTTTTCCATGTCTTGCAGAACTCGTCTTTGTCGATGTCGCATCCCATGTACTCTGCTTCAATTTCTCTGTATTCTGCCTCAGTCGGCTCAAACCCTGTTCTCTCGATAAACTCTGATTTCATCATATCTGTTGTCCTCCTACGCCATCTCTAAAATTCTCTCTACGTCTGATCTTCTCTGACGCATCATCAACATTGCTGTCACTTTGTCAATCTGACCGGAAGTGAGGCTTACGATGAAATCTGCCACCTGGTTGTGCATCTTATACACTTCCTAGTACAATCTGTCTGCCTCAGCCTCGTAGCTGTTTGGCTTTTCCATATCCAGGTGTTCTTCTTCCATCCAATACTCTGACTGGTTCTCGGCTTCTTCCATTTCAGCCTCTAAATCTCTTAACTTCTTCAATACTTCCTTCATACAAATACGCTCCTTTCAAATTTGCGAACTGTGTTTCACGTGAAACACTCATTTGCGAGTTGTACAGGTAAAAAATTTTACCTAGAACATTTTTTTCATTTCCTCAGCCTTCTCTTCGAGGCCGTTGCTTTCAAGAATCCAAAGGTCAAATCGAACTGCCTCGTCGGTAAGTTCGCAACCGCAGTCACTCAGACTGTAAAGCTCGTCGATGATTTCACCCACCATCCAGTTATTTCCTGCAGCTACCATAGCTGTTGCAATGCTCTGAACTTTTGCCTGGCAAAATCTCCATTCATCTGAATGCAGGTCGCATTTCTCTCTTTCTTCCAGTGCTTCTCTATAATCTTCTCTGTTATACATAACCACTACCTCCGTGTGTTTTATTTGTTGTTTGATTATGTATATATTATACTTCGCAACTGCGTATTTGTCAATAGGTTTACTTCTAATTTGCGTATTTTATTAAAGTTTTTTTACAACAATCTCGTAACCTAGAGCTGTTACCATCTTTGAGAAGCTATCGTATCTCATGCTCTTAGCGTTTCGGTTGAGAGACTGGCTGATGTTCTGTCTCGTAATCCCCATTCTGTCCGCTAAATCCTGCTGGGTCATTTTCTCTTCGTCCAGGATGCAGCGGATCGTCTCCTCTGCATTCGCCGCTTTAATCTCCATCTATTTTCTCCTTTTCTTCTGTCTGACTGTTACTCTTGCCTTTGCAACCAGCACGCCGGTCTTTGTTCTTTCCGGATCAGCGAACCTTAACCGACTTCTGTTCATTTCCAGGTTTTCTTCATTGTCTATCAGTACCAGGTTCTCTATGTTACAGTTGTCCTTGTTGCCGTCCAGGAACGATACCATCTTGCCTTCGGGAACTGGTCCGTTGTGTTCTTCCCATACTGTCCTATGAACAAACTCAAACCTCTCCCATTGTGGACCGGTTTCTTTAACCTTCCGGATAAGATAGCCGTCTGTCGTATGTGTATACTCGCCTACTTCCATGTGGTTTGCCGGGACATCGCCTTTCTTAAACATCGTCGCCTTGCACTTCTCATATTGCTCTTGGCTCATTGGTTTTCCCTTGTTGGCTGGAACGTGTCCTTTTTCAAACCTGCAGTCAACGCCACTGATGATGTCGTGGTTCTTCTTGTATGCCTTGCACTGCTTCTCGCTGAACTCTATTCCAAAATGTGCTGACACCAGTTCTGCAATCTCCTTCGTCTTTCTCCCTGTCGCAATGCTCCGAATGTAGCTTTCCATTCCTTCCGGATATTTTAGTGAGTACCCTTTTGGAACCCCGCCGGTAGTGCCGCTCTTTATGCCATACCGGTTCTTCGCGCCTTTTATCGCCGCATCGGAAAATACCATTTCGTACTTCTTATCGAACCCCTGTTGATTTATCAGCTCTGTAACCTGTTTCGTGGTTCTGCCCGGAACATTCTCACGCAGCCAGGCGATCACTTCTTCGGGCCAGCCTCTCATTTATGGTTCGCCCCCCCGCATGAACTTCGAGCATTTCCGGAACTGCTTTCTGTCTTTCGTACCCATACTCGTCCATGTGCTTCATTGCTTTGTACTGCAACTCTCCATTTTTGATGATCTGCTCGCTGATGTCGCATATAGCGTCGGTTCTCTTTAACTCGCTTTCCAGCTCTTCTCCTGTCAGATCATCGTCCCCCAGCTTTTCCAGCTGAGCGAACAGGTGGTTATTCAAGTCTCCTAATGTATTCTTCATTTCTTACCTCCTAATCGCATCCGTGACATTCTTCGCAACTTCTTTTCTGCCACAGTCCTTCATCATCCTTATATAAGCATTCGCTCTCACCCCAGCACTCCATGTATGTTTCATAGGCTTCGTTGCTGCACGTATCGCAATAGTCTCCTTCAACTATTTTCCCGCCTCTATAAACTCTGCGGCCGTCGTTGCTTCCCATATCTTCATCCGCCCACCAATGTTCTATTGTGGCTTCCGGGTACATTTCCGACAGTTTAAGCATGATCGGTTCCGGGTTGCTCCAAGCTGTGCTGAACAAAATCGTGTCCGCATCAACCTGTTCATTATCGTATGAGTTCCACTTTGTACCCCAGTTTTCACACGACCAGTCGTACCATGTTGTGTGACCATACAATACCTTATTACTGATGTACTGCAAACCTATTTTCGCCAGCTCTTCATCTGTTTTGCCGTGCGCCTTCTTTCTTCTTTCGTACTCGTCGTCCGTCATTTTCCCATATTTATTGCTCAAAAATCCAAATCTTCTCTTGCTCATTTTTCTCAGCACAGCTTCGATGGCAACATCTTCTGATGAACCACTTTCGATATTTAAGCTCTCCGGCATAGGAATGAGCTTATTGAAATCGAAGAACGTAAACTGTTCCTTCGTGTACTCGTCTGTTTTGGTTGTGAACAGTGGAAGGTTCGCAATCCCTGTCATTTTAACTTTGTTTCTTACATGATTTGGCATAATCTTATCCTCCTAAATTTAATTCCAGTCGCTCGCAATTTCTGCGACCGTTCTCTCTAAAATCTTAAACTTCTCCGGGTCAATCCAACTCGGTATCTCTCCGTTTCTTACTCTCTCCTGGTATCGGTTCAAACACAGCTGCTTCACTGGTACTGATCTACCTATCTGAACAAACATACCTCTTTGCTTGTCCCAGGCAAATGCTCCGTACTCCACGTTTTCAACTGCGGCTTTCATAGTCTCCACTGCCGCGTCCAATGCGTCCAGTTCTACCGGTCCAGGCGGCATCTCTTCGATGTTCCGGATATTATGCAGGTACGTTTCCAGTACCGCCGCATTTTCTCTGAGCGTCATTCGTCCTCTCCCTCCTCTTCTTCCGGGTGCCAATGATACTTGCAATCCGGGTTTTCGCATCTGCCGTTCCACATCGTGCTGCCGCATTCCGGGCAGGTGGTCGCCTCGTATGGTCCTCCGCCTAACATCTGATCCGCTCCTTTCTACAAATACGAACATCCATATCTCTTCCGGAAAGTTTCTCTGCCTCCCTTATGGATAATCTGTTTTACTTCGCCTTCCTCCTTGCCTTCATCGATAATCCTTGCAAATTCGTCTGCCTTCTGCAGGGCGTATTCTTTTTCCCAGGCCAGCTGTCCGATAATCTTTGACATTCTCTCTGCCATCGGGTTTCCGTGTATTCTCATTAGGATTTCTCCCATATTGTGACAGTTGTTACATACCGGCACTTTCAATCCGTCCTTCTCGCTCAGTTCTCTACCGGCGGTACCGAACACCAAATGATGCTCAGCTTCCGACGGTCTGCCGCAGATGAAACAGATTTCCGGATAGTCTGTCACTATTCCTTTACTCACCGCTTGCACCTACTTTCTGTTTCCAACTCCAATGATTACCAAGAACGCAAATACCACTAATGCTGCCATAGTCTCGCCTCCTTAACCAAAAACCACTGTTCCGAATAGTGCGTACTGGATGATCGCATCACACACGATTGCGTCTGCATTGCAGGTGTCGAATCTGATCTTGCCATCCATCTGCTCTAAGCAGTTGCAGCCAACCGGTGTAATCGCCCACAGCTCTACTCCTTTCTTGAACTTCTCCAAGTCCAGCTCGTAATACTCTGTCTCGTCCTTGTCGAACGGTTCCGGCAGGTGTAATCTCAGTTTTCCGCCTCTTGCGATCTGCTCGCTTCCATATTCTCCGAGATAATCGCCTACAACCTTTGCCTCATCACACCAGTAAGTGATGCCACCCTCCAATGCTCCGCACATAATGTCGTCAATATCTTCCTGGGTAAGTACGATTTCCAATGTTACACTTACCGTTACCTGTTTTTCTTTCTCTTCGCCGCCCATGACTCGCTCTCCTTCTTTTTTATTGCTTTTTCTATCTCTCCGAGTTTTTCATCACTGAGAAACTTAAAATTCACGCCTGCGTCTGTAAACGCTGTAAAAATGCTATCCTGCACCGCCTTGACTGTCGCCCAGTCCGGTTCATCGTCCTGCGTTCTGATACCGAACTGAACCATGTAGTCCTCGATCACGTGCCATAACTCATATTCCAGCTCATCCATACATCCGAGTGCCGATACGTCCACGACCGCCGGTGCTGTTATTTTCTTTCCGTTTGCCAGTTCCAGGTCTACTGTGTCAATCTCTTCTCCGAACTCACCGCCTTTCTTGTGGTGTGCCAGGATGTCGCCTGCAAAGTCATAGCCTCTGTCGATCATGGCCTCGCTGTTGTCATCGTACAGTCTGAAACATCCGGCCAGTTCGCCCTTCTCGTGTCTCTGCAGAACTTCTTCCCAGGTCAGCTTTTGCATTCCTAACCAGGTGTAGCCCATTATTCATCGCCTCCTTCATAATCTGCTCCGCAGTACGGACACTTCGTTACTCCGTAGCAGTTAAACATCTTCCCGCATTCTTTGCAGGTGTCCAGCTCCCCATTTCTCTGCCAATCTTCCAGCAAGCTACTTACGTGCTGCCAGTCCAGCGCCTCGAAAACTTCCTCTGCCAAATCGTCCTGCTGGTTACACTCCTGCAGGATGCTGTTTCTCGTGTACACCGTATCGGATAATTCCGGGATATAGCACGGATCATCCGGTCTGTGGTAAAACGCATCTTCATCTTTGAAGATATGTCCCTGTCCGTAGAACTCACGGACGATCTTCTCGCCTTCTCCATTTTCATCCGGCGGCGTGTAACTGCCAACCAGCACCGGGATGTTTACTTTCTGCAAGGCCTGCGACAGTTCCGATATCATACCGTCAATGGCTTCTGCATCCTTTACAAGCTCCCTTGTGGAAGGAACTCCACTCGTTCCGCTTCTCTTGGCTTCTATCCACATTTCAATATGCTCGTCGATGTCGAAATCTTCGTAGTAGGCTTCCAGGCTGTCCTTGAAACTATCTGCCTGGTTCTCTTCATCGAAATCAATCGTCATTGAGAAATCTTCACCTGCAGGTGACGACTGCCCGATTTCAACATAGGTTCTTCTGTTGTCCGGCTCAATGTAGGCTTCCCAGTTCCACCCCATTTCTTCTGCCTTGCCGAGAAGCATTTTCAAGCCTCTCGATATGTCCTTGTATTCTTCCATGTCCTTATTCCTCCGCATCTGCGTAGTATGCATCGAATGCAATACCGGCATTTACCAACTTATCTTCCAGGTAATTGCCATAGCACCAGCCGTCTCCATCTTCCCAAAAACTGTCCCAGGCTTTCTCCAACACCTCTCTTGCCTTCTCTTCATCATCTTTGCTTACAACAAACACGCAATCCATCCAGTCGTTTAACTGAGACTGCACTCTGATTACGCTTTCCTTTAATACTTCCACGCCAATATTCATTGTGCTTTCTCCTTTCTCAGATGTAATAGCAGCTGAAATTCCAGTGATGTCCGAACTCATAATACAAACCGTATCTCTCGAATATCTTGTCAAATTCTCTTCTGGCCGAAGGAAGGATGCCGTAGTACAGCATCTCGCATACCGGTCCTTCAAAACTCATGCTGAGAATGTGTTCCGGATTAACGTATTCAAAATGTCTCTCCGGCTGGTCTGCCACCTCGATTAGATGCTCCCTGTCGTTGTAGTAATACTTTCCGGTTACCGGATCATGCTGTGTGAACCGCTTTCCGTTGAAATAGATGTCTACATCCTGCCATAACCCATGCTCCAGCAGAAACTCTCTGATTTCCTTTGCCAGGTTCTCAATCTGCTCTGCCGTCAGCTTTGCCGTTGAACTCATGCAACCTCCTCCTTTCTTACTCTCTTCTTAACAAGTCTTGCTGGGTACTGAGGCTGATTCTCTCTGTACTCTTTCAGTCTCGCCCTTGCCTCTTCTCTTGTGAACTCTGTCAATGTGTACTCCCAGCCGTACCCGTAATTCAGCTGCAACTCCCAGGTGTCGATTGTCTTTCTCTCGTATGCCATCCTACGCAACCTCCTCTTTATTCGGCTTTCTGCCACGTCTCTTCGGCTTTTCGACCGGCTTTTCTTCCTTGACCTCTTCTGTAGGTTCCTCGGCCACCTGCTCCTCAACCTTCTCTTCGGCCGCCGGTTCTTCCTTGACTACCGGCTCTGCAGGAAGCACAACATCCAGCTTGTATCTCTTTGTAATGCTCTGAATCATCGTCGCTACCTCTGTGCTTACTTCCTGGATTTCGTCCTCGGTAAGTCCTTCTGTCAAGCTCTCTATCTCGGTCCAATATCCTGCATTATCCAGGAAATGATTTAATACCTTCTTTGCTCTATCATGTTTTACGTCCCACTTCATATCGTTTACCTCTCTTCCTTTTCTCCGGCGATCAATGCCAGTACCACTACTCCATTTATCAAAATTGCTACCAAATTCTTCGCTCTCATACCGTCGTATATGCCGACCATAAAGTTGATGAACAATACCGACTGCAGGAACTGTCTTAATTTCTTCATTGCCAAATCAGCCTCCTTTATGATAGACTTAACAGTTGAGAGGCGGTGTTGCTGCCTCCCGACCGTTAAGGGAACTACTTAATCAATCAAACCTAACCATTTCAGAATTGCCGTAATCACTGACACAATCATGATTACTATGGTGGAGATTATGCTGGCCTGCTTTTCTCTCTTCTGTAATTTAAGGTTTTCGATTTCAAGTAGTTCCTTTTCCTTTGTAGAAAAGTCTTTCTTCCTACCTTTCTTACCCAACTGGTAATTCCTCCTTCCTTAGGATTTAATCAAATTGTTTTGTTTGATTATGGTTATATTATAACTCGCAGTTGCGTATTTGTCAATAGATATACTTCTATTTTCCGAGTTTTTACCAAATAATTTTCGCACTTGCGACAACTTCTGCAATTTCCGGATCATCAACACCAACTAGTGTATTGCTCTGCATTTTCATTTGCGAGGGTTGCAAACCCGCATGGTTGCTTGGTGTGTTGTAAGATTTCTTACATGATTTCTTCTATGGTTTCTACAAGGATTCTTTACTAGATATTAGAGATTAGATAATAGATATTAGAGATAGAATAATATATGCTCATTTGCGTACTCTCAAAAGCGTATTTTATCCACAAATGCGTGTGGATAATGTGGATAATTACACCTCTGAAAACATATAGAACTATGACTTCGTACACGGTTCAATACTGGCTTTTAGTCTTTAGGCATAGGATAGGTACTAAAATCGCCTATCGTGTCTCGGGAACTTTTCGTCAAAATACCCGGTCTTATTTTGGTTATTTTGTATATTGATTTTACCTGCGGTCTTGTTCCGCTTTTCTGCAATAAAAAAAGAGCCTACAACCCCTGCGGATCATAGGCTCTCTTACTTACTCTGCTGAGTTGATGAAATCCTGGCAGTCCAGTTCCCGGTATGCCTTTTCAAAGGTTTCCTTCGGACTCCATGATACATAACCATCCGAATATTTCACGGCGTACCCAGGTACTCCGTTCTTCTCCTTCGGCTCAGCTTTTACAATTTTCACGCCGATATAGTTTTTCATAATGCCACCGTTTCCTCCTGTTATTTTACTCTGATGGTGTCTCCTGCGATAATAAGGTTCGGATTCTCAATGCCATTGAGTTGAGCAATCGCATTGACCGTAGTTTCATACTTCGCCGCAATACCGGAAAGCGTATCTCCGCTCTTAATGGTGTAATACTTTTTGTTTCCGGCGTTGATTACGTCCTGGACCTCCTGCCATCTACTGCCAAGAACAGTCCTTCTCACTTCATCGTCACCATACTTACCGGCCCACACCTCATCTACAAGTTCCTGCACGGATGCTTTGTCGATGTGATTGATTACATCCTGCACTTCATTGTATCTGCTACCGAGAGCTGCCTTTCTTGCGTCGCCCCCGCCGAACTCGTCCTTCATCGTTCTGTAAAGTAGGTCGAGTGTGCTGCCTTCCGGCTCTGAAATCTCCGGCTCCTTAGCTTCATCTCCTGTGCTGGCAGAGAATCCATTGAGACCTGCCTTCTTGATTTCTGTCTCAAAATCACGATAGCAAAAATCTTGATCAACAGTTCTTCCGCAGATCGTCTTATCGGCAATGTAGTTATACTCTCCTCCGTACTGCCAAATATCGTGACCTGTTGCTGGCTCATTTGAAGAATATCTCGCCACCCAATGAGTGAACCTCTGCAGGCGATCATCGTCTACGTGCGCCTGGAAATGTGAATCAGATGTATATACTCCGACAAAATATCCAGCCTTCTCGCACTTGTCGCAGAACGCAATCACAATATCCGTAAGAACATCTCTGCTATTGTTCAGCATCTTACCTTCTACGTCGTAGTAGATAGGATATTCAAACTGCTTTCCGGCAATGACGGACAGAAAATGATCTGCCTCCTGTTCCGCCTCCGCAACAGACTTTGCATTGCCGTAATAGTATGCACCTACCGGAAGTCCGATAGCCTTACACTGTGCATAGTAATTTTCAAACTTGCTATCCTTGTACTTGCCATCATCTGCTCCTGCAGCTTTAATGATAGCAAATCTCACTCCTCTTTCGTTCCTGGCCTGCTCGATGCTCATATCTCCCTGCCAGTGTGAAATATCAATACCAAATAGTTTTTCCATAGAAAACTCCTCCTTAAATCAAAATAAGGGGCAGCTTTTCAGCCACCCCGATGTGATACCTTTTCAGAACTTACGCTTTGATTAACTTTCCTTTTTTGAGAAGATTAACCATCTTGGTGTTCTGCGCTGCGGTATATGCGTAATTTGTAATTCCATTTGCGGCTGCGATCTTGGCCCGGTGCGCCTTCGATGTGTCTTTCTCGCCCACTGCGGCAAGCGCCGTAATGATAGAACCCGATGCCCCTTCATACTTAGGGTAATAGGCGTTTCCACGTCTCGGATTTCCGGAAACAACAACCACCGTGTGTCCTTTGGTCTTTGTGACAAGCACATCGCCGTTGAACAGTTCAGTTTTGGAAGTTACCGCAATCGGTTCCATAAACTGTCCTGTTGCTTTTAATGCCGAAACCTCGGACGCTGTGTTGAAATTTCCCGGATCAAAGCCAGCCTGGATGCAGCACGCTCTCACGAGTGAACTGCAGTCTGCCTCTGTTTTTGCAGAAATCTTTGCGAGCTTTCCGGCTTTTCTCAGCTGTTCGATTACATTGCTTCTGTGCCCCTGGCAATATCCGATATTGTTGTTTCTGCATCCCTGCAGCATAGCTTCCGCAATGGCATTTGCTACTGTGATGCTCTTCGGCCTCAGACAGTACCAGCCTTTTGAATGGACGTAATACGCCTGGGTTGATACCTCGTTTCCAGTCTGATCTCCCGGTTTTCCTCCGGAAATGTGACCGCTCTCGTCAATTCTTGCGCTTCCAACTACTAAACTCATGGTTCTTCCTCCTAACAAAAATAGGGCAGTCTTTCGACCGCCCTGTGCTTACGATATGTTCTCAGATTACTCCTCATCCTCACTGTTGGAGCCGATGTTGGCTGAGTCAGTCAAGCCTTCGCCGATGATGTACGCCACTACTGACGCTCCCGCCATAATGAGTGCTGTAACCTGTGTTGCCGTGTTGTCTGTGCCGCCAGTAGCCAGGATCATCATAGATACGAATGACGCTACCGCAGTCCACAACTTTCTGCTTGTGAGTTTTCTAACCCAATCAATTTTCTTCATGTTCCTTTACCTCCTGTTATAAAAATGAATTTTTTTCCATGCACTTCTGATAAACTTTGTCTATCTCGGCAATGGCATTTACTGCTTTGCTGTTCTTATATTCCGGATGCTCTGTGCAATAACGCTCATAGTCCGAAATATCATCTAAAATCTGATTGAAAAACTCTTCGGAATGTTTGACATCCCTTCTCAACTCGTCGGCAAATCGCAGGATTCTTGTACGGCATCCGTCCGCATCATCTTTATCCATGCGCCTTTCGAGCTTGTTGTGCTTTTCTCCCAGTTCTTTTAACTCTTTCTGCACTGATTCCAGCTTATCCATAACATCCTTGTTCATCGACTTTCCGATGACTCTCATGCCGTTTCCGATAATCTTTCCAACTGCAGACCACGGATTTACCTTGATGGGTGTGATCTGCACCAGCGTCAAGAACAGCAGTAGGGCTCCACCGCTTGCAAGAATTTCATTCAAAGACATTGGCTCTTTTACCTCCTTCCCAAACGCACCGCAGTTCCCACGGTACATCCGTAATATCTGCCGCCTTTTCACCCAAAATGGCCTCTATTACTGCATAAAGAATGGCATCCGCACGTAGGTCCTTATCGAACCGGTACAGATGCCATACCAAATGATTATGCAGGTTCAGCAGATCCTCTTCGTCTGCCTCGGTATTGAGCAAGCCTAACTCTACGGCCGCACTTTCCAGGCGGTCATAGTTGTAAAATTCTGCGTAGGGTATCATGTTGTCTCAAACTTCTCACCAGTGATTTCTTCAAACTCCGCTGCTGTTATCCATCCCTTGTCAACAGCGTTATGGACCATTTCGTCGGTCCACAATCTTGTCCCATCCGGCTTATATGTGTTGTAATATTTCTTTACAACCGAATACTTTGGACTATGCTTTGTTTTTGCCATGCTTGCTACCTCCTAAATTTCAATTCCAGTCATCATACTGAGATAATCGATCTGAGACTGCATCGTTTCCATTTTGATTTCCTCTGCAGTTTTTTCTCTAAAGGCGAGATAATATCCATCTACGCCTTCGTAATGCGTCTGCTGGATAAATGCACCATTCTCGTATGTGGTTACATTTCCTCCGGAACTTTCGACTGTCATCGGGGAGCAGTTGTCCTCGAAGATTGTCTCGTCGATTTCTGTCTCGCTTATGAAGTTGTTTCCGTTTTGGGTAAGTCCTTCAATGCTTGTTCCATCAGCCAGCGTAATCTTGAATGTTTCTTTTTCCATGTTATCCTCCTTCCGAATAGGCTGTAATATAGCTTAAACATATTGTCAATCTGCAGTCTTGACATGATTTTATAGTTACTGGCAATCCACGACTTGAAGCTGTTTTCAACTGTTGCAAAATCAATTTTTCCCAAGTCTAATTGCCTCTTATATGCCTTTAGCTTTTTCCGTTCTCTTGTAACAGATTTTGGGTTAATTTTCTTAACCACTCTTCCGGTATCAGTTAGCCAATACTGAATCTGCAGTATTCTGAACGGCTTGTCTATCCTGGCAATCCTTGTCTTTCTCATGTTTAGTATCAAGCCTATTTCATCAGCTAACTTTTTGATAGCTTCCAGCAAATTTTCGAGCCGTTCCTTACTTTCGGAAATAGCTCTTATATCATCCGTATATCTTCCATAGCCTTCTATGCTAAAGACAATCTTTGCGCAGTTATCTATCTTATACGGATGTATGATGCCTATATCCTGCGACGGCTGTGTGCCTATATCCACCCCCTTTCTCAGCATTTTTTCACCGGTCAGTAATTTGGGATCGACCCCGCAATTCATCATCGGGTCGATCTTTGTATAGTACATTTTTTCAATTTCATCATCCGAAAACCGCGATACATCTGTCTCGAACGTCTTAAACAGTCCGTCTATTATAAACTTGGCTGTTGTAATCGTCTCCGCATCTAGTTTGCTTTTATCCAAAAATTCGGATAATTGCTTTTTGCATATGTCGTGGTTCATATTCGGATAATAACCGGAGAAGTCAGTAAGCAGGATATACCCTTTGTTTGTTCCGTGAACCCTGTAATACCTGCGGAGATCATTTTCCAACTGTCTACGGAACATCGCCACACCTTTTCCCTTCTGACTGGCGGTATTTTCTTGTATGATATATGGCTTTAGTGCCGGTCCGAGAACATCGTCTGACAGCGTATGATAAACAGTTTTGTCTACCATATCACTGCTTGTGATATACCTCGGTTTTCCTCTTTCGCAAATTTTGAACTTTTGTCCCCGCCCTGGGTGGTAGTCCTTTTCTGTCAATTTTTTCTGTAAAACAGCTGTTTCTAGCAAATGATTTATTTCAAATAGTTGCGTTGAGTATTTCCACTTACTGCCATTCATTGCCTTTGTGCCGGCATCGTATAAATAATTGGCATCTTCAAACAGATTCATTGATAAAACCTCGTATATAGCTCCAAGTCGTAACCAGGAGCATCAAGGCCAGTATTAAGAGCCATCACTGGCTCACGGATAACCTCTCCTTTCGCATTGACCCACTAGAAAATCTATGTCCTGTCGTGTGGGTTTGTGAAATCCGGGCGGACGCCGTTGACATTGGAAGCGTTGTTGTAGTTCGCATTGCCATTGCTGTTGACATTGGCGAAGTAGGCGGCCGAGACCACCGAAGAGCAGTCTGAACAGAAGTTACCCTCATTCTTTTTAATTTTGGGAAGGAATTTATTGTCAGACGCTCTGAGCGATTTTATATAATTGTATAGCTTGTTAAGTTCCAACACGATATTCATATACTTGTTCTTATCGCAAGGTATCGTTTCAGCAATAAACTGTAGTTCATCCTGCAGTGCATTGCAATATTCCATCGCTCTATCCAGTTGAAGTCTCCTTTCGATAAATTCCGAATAATATTCCGGAAAGACTGTATTTCCCATGCGGAGTTGCCTCGAAATACCCTGGCATAAATCCAGCACGGTATCTCTTTCCTTCGTGATAAACCACACATTTCTATCCATTGTCAGCTCTCTCAGCAATTTCGCAGTTACTTCTCTTTCGGAAATATCCGCAATTCCTTTGGTCGCAGATTCCACGTAAGCCTCTATTCTCTTTTGACTCAAAGCAAAAGATGCCATTAGTTCAACTGTTATCCTTTTGCGAATGGCGTATGCCATGTGCTGTGCTTCTAACCTTGACTTCTTTCTTTTACTGTATTTTACATCTGACATTTTCTATTCCTCTATAAAGCTATAAGGCGGCAACAAGGCCGCCTTGATGTCTGATTATATGATAGCGGAAGCCGGGCGGACGCCGCGGACACTGGAAGCGGCGTTGTAGTTCGCATTGCCATTGCTGGTGACATAGGCGAAGTAGGCGGCCGAGACCACGTTCTGCAACCAGTACCAGTTTCTATTACAGATAAAGGACGGTGCTAGCGCAAACAATGCAAGCTGTTTGAAATCCGTAGTGTACAGATATGGAACCGTGCTTCCGTCGCAGGCAGGTGTGAACCAGTTCGCTCCGCATGCCATCCCCTCTGTCATGAGGTCCACCGTGCTGTCATACCATGATCCATTGCTCGGCTTACCGTTTGCTACTGCATTTACAAATAATCTTCTGACTGTCAAAATCTTATCTACCCCAAATGCCGCCTTGACAATTGTTTCTGCCTGAGCAAGGTTTGTGGTTTTCATTTCTGATCCAAAGTAACCTCCTGTAGTGACATTGGTCGCATTCATTCTTGCTGTATAAAGATTTGTGTCTGGAACGACAACAATATGATGCTTTGTGCATTCTGTGTCTCCTGTTCTTAACCAATAATCAAAATGAGCAATTCTCCAATTTACTCCGTTTATGGTCCAGTAATCTCCGATGTACAAATCCTTGAATGTTCCTGCAGCAATCTGTGCGTGCTGCTCTGCAGTGACTGAGGTTCCAAGATATTTGCCTCGAAAAACACTGTTATGATAGCCAGCGTTATCATAACCATTCTCCAAGGCATTTGCTTTCCCAGCCAGCTCGTCCACTGCCTCCTGGAGATTTTCAGCGTTTAATCCGCTGCTTTCATTGTTGTAGCCTATAGATTCTCCGCTTTCTTCCTCCATATTCTTTTTTATTGTCTTAACCTCTCGATTAAGAGCTACCGTATTTTCAAAAATCTCTTTAGGAGCCGCATTGATATTATCGGCATGGTTTGTATCTGTCGTTTCTGTGATATTGATAGACTCCGAAAATACTGCATCTGCTTCGTTGACCTTATAACTTTTCACGTTGTTCCTCCTTCCTAAAAGATGTCGTCAAGCACGTATGTCTGCTCTACGTCATCATCTTTGCCCTTCCTGGTAAAGGTCTTGATACACACAATGTCACCATTGGTGTCATACAATCCGATTTCGCTGATTTCTTTTCCAGCAAGTTCACTCTCTGCAAGGGTACATTCGTATCTGCAGGTTGTGTCGTTCGGGAATGTATAACCATCAATGGCTTTGCGAAACAATTCCTTATTGAGCCTGGACTGGGATTCGGTCGGTGCAATGACTACACCGGAACCGTTTACACCGCCTTCGCCAAATGCCATGCCAATAATTTTCGGAAGCGTGATGGCTCCGGCACGTGCCTTAACCAGGTTTTCCCTGGCTTTCTTTGTGATTACCACGTTTTTGCTCTTTTCTGTACTCATTGGATATACTCCTTTCTATAAATTGAATTAAGGTTCTTCTTTCCGTCCAGCGTATTGCTGCCATCAAGAAACCAGTAATTCCTTGTTTTGGTAATGACCTGTGCCTCCACATCCGCATCTTCTCTTTCAATTCCCATGTGATGCGTAACTGCAGCTTCAAGTCGTTTATTGCCGCCTCTGTACTCCAACATAGCGTTGCCGTCGAGCAACAATTTTCCGTCCAAATAGACAGTGTTCCAAAAATCAGCCTCAAACTCCGAACGGAATGCCGCCCTGGCATCCGAACTTGACCGTAAGCCGTATGTGCTTCTTACTTTCATTGAGCCTGTGACCTTGTTGTGGGCGCAGGCGACCATTGCAACGATTGCAACGCCCAGTTGATAGCCTCGTGTAACATCAAGCCTGTGTGAGCCGTCCAAATTCCACGAACCGTCCAATAGGTGCGTATTCCAAAAAATGATGTCCGAGGCTATCCGGATTGCTCCTGCCTTGACATCATTTTCCGTTTCCTGTTCTGTTTTGAATTTTACCTTCTGCAGGTCTGCGTCCGTCGGGGTTGTAAATCCACCGAGCATATACTTAAAACCAAGCATCAGATTGTATCTCATATACGGATAAAGAAGGCTGGAACCATCCAGCAGTTTTCTTCCATCCAGCAGATTGCTATACCAAAACGACTCTGCGATATGGAAGATTATCTTTTTCAGATTCATCTCCTCTAAGTTCCGATTGTCTGATACAATCTCGGTTCGGTCATTCATTATAAACATCGTGTGTGACTGTTTCAGCTCATTCAGCATGGCTCTCGCCCGCTTCGACGCAAGCGTTCCCTCGCCCATGAAATATGCTTTGAACACATTCGGGTGTGGTGCCACGAAACCATAATCTCCCGGATCGTTGATGTCCGCAATTCGTACATCAAACCCGGTAGCGGTTTTTAAGTACCCTTCCATCCGATACGGTGTCATTGGCGCCCGATAGTCTCTCTTCCGGTAAATCAGCTGCCGTCTCTCCTCGTATGGAAGATTTTCTCGCACCGGCAGTCCCCACTTAATCTCGTGGTACATCAGTCCCCATGTGGCAGTTTCCGGAAACAGCTGGTTCAGAATATCCTCAGCTATTTCTCTTGCCGTGTCATACTCCTGGCCCATAACCTCGTACAACCACTTTCCAACATAGGAATTGTCGTAAAAGCCATCTGACACTGAGGCAATCATGTTCTTCGCACTCTCGCTGACCGGGAAATTTTCTAAATCAAACTTTTCCACATTCACACCCCCTAACCAAAATTAAGGGTACCGGTGTCCGGGTACTCCTCGCTTTTTAGAGTGATGTTCTGCATTTTCCCATTCATTGTGAATGTTTCAAAGTCCTCGACTCCTGCGATTGCAGAAATCAGCGGTCTTACATCGTTGTATCTCAGAACTCCTTCGATTTTCGCCTGCGCATAGACCACTCTCACGACTTCCGTAAAGTCTGCCTTGATTTGCTCAATGCTGGTTGTTTCATTGTAGCTGAGCCCTGTAATAACATAATTTACGGCAACCGTTGTGGCTGCCGCACAAGTCAGTTCTGCCGTTCCGGTAGGAAGTAATCTTGCTGACCTGTCATTTGGAGAAACGATGTAGTTATACACATCCTGCACCAGCTTCGCATTGGCCGGTTTTCCGTTTCCATCTACCAGCACAAGTTTCACTGTGCCAGGACCGTTCCAAGCAGGAATAACTATCGCGTCTCCTGCTCCTGCCTGCTTCGCCCATCTCTTGTAGTCCGTATCATTCCCTAGGTAGGTCATGCTGTTGTCGTACTCTGCGGCGATCCTGTCGTAAAAATCATCGTCTGTCTCTCTCTCAGTACCGCCACGAATAGGCTCCGGATTGTTAATCTCGGTCACATTCTTATTGGGTACCATCATCAAGGCAACCGTATTCGCCGCTACGTTAGAACCTGTGCCTGCTTCAACCGCTGATACCGGTATAAGCACTGCTCCTTCGCCTCCAACAACCGCATCCTCTGTGGTGGCATACTCAATCGACGGGCCGGTTTCGGTTGCCGCCGTACAGAATACCGTTCCGGATAAAATCTCGGTTCCTTCTGCGGCTGTGATTTTCACATAGCCAAAAGCCGGTTCCGCTTCGTGTCTTGTGAGATGTACTTGGCGACCGTGAAGGTCTAACCATTCATCCCAGGCGTATTCCGGAAAAGAAATCATCAATGCCCTTACGATATGGAAATTGATAATTTCGTCTTTTTCCAACGCTGCAGGCATCGTCATATCATACGGAAAACCACCCGGCATATCGTCGATGTCGTCCGGCAGGTTGTTCATCATTCGCTCGTGAATTTCCTCTGCTGAGTTTCCTTCCAGGAACTCCGGTCTGTTAAATTCCGGCTGCATACTCTCCACCTCCTTTACAAGCTAATCTCTATTTCTTCATCCCAGTTGCTGCCCTTTACCTTGAAGGTTACGTGCATCTGATCGCCTTCCCAGGTAAATTGAAAATCCCGGACATTTTCTGCCCGGGGATTTACCATAATTGCATCTGTGATTGTTCTTTCTGCCATAGACTCAACAGTTTTTTCATCGTCGTTATCCATGGCACGTTCCATCTCGGTACCGATTGAATCGGGGTACGCCAAACAGCGGTACCGCTCTGTCTGTGCAATCTTAAAACACCAAATGGCGAAGGCTTCTTTGCCATCGCATTCCTTGATCCGGTGCGCCCCATCTCTCACGAAGTCTCCCAGTTCCGGGTCCCACTTCATACTCCTTTTGTACTGAGTATCGTACTGGCTGTCCTCTGAGATAAAATCCGGTACTTCAACAACCGGAAATAGTGGCTGTGACATTTGCCTCGCCTCCTTTACGATTTCTCGATCACATCGATTACGACTGCTTCACTCTGAATCCAGGCAACCAGCACTCGATCTCCTGCTTTCACTGCCGGTATCGTTACGCTGTGGCTGTGAAGAGGAACGCCCGACGGTGCTTTGTTGAGCCAGCTCTGTTCCGAGGTTGAAAGCGTCAAGCCTGCAGCCAGCCTGCAGATAGTGTAGTCTCCCTTCGGTATCGGCACCGGGAATGTGTTCGTTTTCAAACTTCCGTTGGCCTGTATTTCTCCAAAGTCCAAAGTCAACGGAGACTCTGTTTTCTGCGAGGTTCGTTTATCTAACACCTGTGCCAGTTTCGCTGTCCCTGGGTGTCCGTCAAATTGGTCCATCTATATCACCTGCCTTTAATCAAAAGTTCCGTCGTCAACCCACCCATACACATTGCTTCCGCTATCCGTGTGAATCAGATGCCAAGGGTGCGCTTTTCCGGAACCATTCTTAATCGTAATCTTTGCTTTTCCTGCCCTGGCTTTGTAACCTTTTGAACCTGGGTAGCTGCTCACATAATGGGTTCCACCGTGGAAATTCACGATGTCGCCCACATTGTAATCTTTCTTTTTCTCGGAGCTTGCTTTTTCTTTCTTTGGCTCTGCAAGTTCCAAATCCATTGTCATGCTGTAGGTGTCTACCGTGTGCTGGATGCCTTTCACGTAATAATACGACTGGGCAAGCTCACTCATTACATACACCAGGTCGCCTTTTCGGACAAACGGAACGTCCGGAGACTGTACTTTAATCTCCTTCTTGATTTTTCCCTCGTCGTCTAAGATTTCCTGTGCTGCAGATTTAGCATCCGCAAGGCTTTCATCCTTACCTCTCGTATAAATTCTCTGACGGATACCATACTTTGTCTCGCCGTTTACCGTGGCTTCAACACTGGTTCTTCCATCATCGTCTGCCTTCCCTACAACCTTGACCCTGGTAATCATATCTGCTGTGCTTATGCTCTGACTGAACATCTGTGTGTTATCCGTTCGGAATACATACACCGTCTTATTGCTTCCTCTCGGAATAACGGATGTCTTGCCTTTCCTGGCCTGCACAAAACACTGCTCTTCGCCTTTCTTTGCTGCATCGTCCAGCAAATTGATGATGATGTCTGACAGATACTTATTGTTCTCCACTGTTTTGCCGTGTGAAGCATTCGGACCTTGATATGATTCCTGCGGTATCTCCCAATCATCAAGAATCCCTTCTATCGCCGACTTTGTGCCGGTTCCGGAAGGAAAATATCTGTTATCCTGGCTCTTCTGCAGCTTGTAAAGTTCGTCGTAGCAGGTACATTTCAGCGTATGTCCTCCGCTCTTTTCAACCGGATTCCACGTTTCCACGTACCCTCGTGCTACTTCCTCGTCCTGGGAAGCACCATCTGTTGCGAATACTCCGACCAGGCATCCCGGCTTGATTATCTTCGACAGATAGCCTTTGGATGTCTTATCATTCTTTGCCACAAATGAGGTTCTGACGGATAACTCGCCATCGTTCTCTTCCCATCCGAGGTTTTCGATGTACTCCTTAATGTTGTACTGGTTCTTACTTTCGTCCATAACCACGACCCGGTACTGGATTTTCGTCAAATCAATCATAGTGACCTCCTATCCCGGGATTGTCAGAACTTCTCCCGGCCATATCCAGTGACCGTGATCCGAACTGCTCTTTCCGTGCTTCTTTGCTGTGGACTCTATCGTATCCTTGTTTGCATCGTAAATTGTCGTCCACTTGGTACCGCTTCCCAGTTTCTTTGAAGCGATGCCCCACAGCGTATCTCCGGAGACTACTGTATAATTGCCTCCATTCGATGATGAACTCGCTCTCGGCTTCGTTTTCCTTACGAACGCCGCAATTTTCAGTTCATTTGTACTGTAGATTTTCAGTGGTTTCTTCTGAACAAACGTAATGGAATACTCGACATTGCCATACGCTCCAACCGGTCTCGGCTGAAATGAAGAAATCGTAACATCCACGTTTATCCACGTTTCCGTTACGATCAATGTAAGCACTGTCTCATTAAACATATAGTCATTCAGAATTTTCACACACTCATTTGGACTTTTCCAGGCGTTCGTCTTGACGATTGCCTCATTCTTCTTTGACGCTCCGAAAAATACACCATCCCACGAAAACTCTGAAACATCCGTCCCCTTAGGTACCTTTACGGTACCCAGGGAGATGATGTCGAAACTTTGGTACTTGGCTGCATATTTGCCCTGCACCTTTTCGGGTAGAGCCGGGAACGTAAACTTTGAGCCCTTTTCCACCGGAATCAGTTTAATATCCATCGCCTACGCTCCTTTCGTGCTTGATACTGGCATATTGGCGAATACCTCGCTTAACTTGTCGGCTATGTTTCCACCGAGTTCGTCTGCGATCTCGCCTAAGTGCCTTCTGATTACGGCAACAATATCTTCCTCGCTCTGACCTTCCTTCGCCTCAATTTGGAAATTCGGACTAACTGCAACATTTACACTAATCGGACCAGTCTGTGGTGTAGAGACCGGAACCTCTGAACTTACCGGAGCAAATGTTTCTGCTGAGTTGTCCTCATAATTACCTTCTGTGGTGTCGTTATAGCCATAGGATGCGTTTCTTGTCGCCTCAGTGAATAAATTATGGTCTGATACCATATCGCTCAAATTTGAGCCTTCCATACGACCGCCCTCTGCGTGTTTAGAAACGCCGAGTGCTTCGCCTGCCTGCTCATATAATTCAAGCGCTCTTGTCCTCCGACTTGGGTTTGTCGGGATAACAAACTCGTCCCAACCTTCCTCTGCTAACCATGACAGCTGAGGACCGCCACCAACTCGACCACCTGCAGCGTGTTTCGCTGGTGTTGATGTCGTTGTTGGAATTGTCGGCAGCGTCAGCAGGTTGTACTTCGGTGTTACGTTTACCGTCGGACTGATGCTGAACGGACTTGCCGTTGCTGTATTAAGAGAGGTCTGCAGACTGGTTCTCAGCCCTGCTGAGCCATTGGTAAGACTCGTTGATGCTCCTGCGTTAAGAGATGTTCCGAGGTTTGTGCCGGCTGTCTGCCACTCTGACTGCAACGTAGCGAAATACTCGTTCGAGATAGGACCGTAATTCTCCATGACCGTCGAAAAATCAAAATCGGCCATCTGATCCTGCATATACTGTTGCATAAATGTGCTGAGTGTTTCTTCACTGCCGCTGTTCTCCAGGGCATTGTGAAGTGCTTCCGAATAGGACGTCTTGACACTCTCGAAATACTCGCCGTAGTAGTCCGACATCTTCTTTTTCAGATCCTCTGTATTCAAGCCGATTGACTCGCCTTCTGTCGGACCTGTGATAGACTCCATGAGTTCCGTCCAGTCCTCATTAGTCATCGAATCCCAGTCGATTGCTTCTTTGATTTCCTCTGCAGTCGGTACAGAATCTTTGAAATCCTGCATAATCTTCTCTTTGGTGCCATCCGGTACCGCAAGTGCCGTCTGTAAAATCTGAGTCGCAATGTCCGTCTGAACTGCCGTATCGAGATTGAGCTTGTCTAATCCCATCCAGCTTGCCACATCAGCTGCAGTCCAAGTCTGTACGTCCGGGTGTGCCAGCAACGCATTGTTCAAAGCTGTTTCCAGCTTCTCCTTTGTACTTCCCTCAATCTCCGGCATATAGCCTTGAAGTGAGGAGTCCCACGCCTCGGCAATCGTTTCCAGGTTGAATGAAGATACCCTTGCGTTAATCTCATTCAACTGGGCGTAGTAGCCATCGGTTGCTTCTTTCACGGCCGCATCGTACTCTTCTTGCGTGATAGCTCCGTCTGCCAGCTGCAGGTTCAGATTTGTGAGCGTGAGCGTAAGTGCCTGCTCGTACTGATCCGACGCATTGTTTACCTGCGTCTGCAGCTCTTCCTGCAAAGCATTGAAACTATCCATATCCAACTCTGCGCCGGAATACTTAATCTTCAATGTGTCAAATTCCGCATCCGTCCTGGCCTGCGAAATCTTTCCTGTGATAGCAGAAATCTGATCCTGCAAGCTCTGAATTTCTGCAGACTCGTCAAGACTGATAACACTATCTTCTAAGGCAATATCCACTTTTCCGCTGAGTTCTTTTCCCAAATCGTCCAGCTGTTTCTTCATGCTGCCATAGTAGCTGTCGAGACCGCTAGTATCTGCGTCGGTTCCAGTAAGCAGCTTCAAAGCGACTGTAGCCTCGTAATGGTTGTTGTCAATATAGGACTGACTATCACTGATGAAGTTTTCGATTGCGCTCTTGTAATCGTCCTTCTGCAGTTCGTCCAGTTTCATTCCTAAGCTGACTTTCCAGTTCTCCTTTTTCAAGGTTGATACTGATGATTGCAGGTCGCTAAGTGCCTGCTGTGTGTCGCTGGTTGCAGTTGTGAAGGTGTTCAGTCCGTCCGTCATATCACCGAATGTAATATCACTCGCAATACTCTTGACCTCTTCCAGGGATAACTTAATCTTTCCAAAAGCATTCTTTGCCACATTTTCGCACTCTTCCTGGAACATGGCTGAAAACTGCTCCGCAGAAACCTCGCTATCGTTCATAGCATCCTGCAGAGCCTTATTCTGAAATCGTACATCTTCGATTGACAAACCGGTTGCCTGGAAAATCTTCTGAGCTTTCTCAGCTTCCTTCTGCATTTCTTCAACATTATCCTGGTACTCTTCTTTGACCTTGTTGCCCTTGATCCATCCTGCGATACCTCCGACACCGGCACCGATTAAAGCACCGACCGCTGTACCAAGACCAGGAATTACAGAACCAAGTGCTGCACCGGCCGCCGCACCAGCTGCTACACCGCCTGCTTTCCAAGCGGCTGAACCGCCGTAAGCGGCTTTCTCGTCCTTATTATCGGACTTGATAGATTTATACAAATCCATTGCACTACTTACGAGTGTTGCACCACCGGCAATCGCTCCTGCTCCTGCACCCATTCCGACTGCAGATAAAGCTCCTGCGCTTAGTGATGCTCCCCCGGCCAGGTTTCCTGCTCCGAGGTTGATTGCCAGCATTGCTGACTTTCCGAGAAGTCCGGTACCCATTGCGGACGAACCAAGCATCGCTGTCCCAAGTCCCATCTCTCCGGTTCCCGAACCTAATACCGTCTTTCCTGCTTTCCCCAGGCTGATTGCTCCCTTGCCAAGACTAATAAACGGACTGGCAATCTTACCGAGCAATACCGCTGAGAATACAGACGACAAATCTGCAGACTTACCGCCCGGAAGCAGTTTGCCCGCATTTGATACTAAATTACCGAGTCCATCCATCAACTTCGCAGATACGGCATCGAAATCAAATCCCTCTGAGAATCCTTTAGCGAACGACGCTCCGATGCTGGTTCCCTCGTCGAATGTTTCCGAGATGTCAATACCGAGCATTGTCATAACGCCGATCTTAATTCCGCTACCGATGCCTTTTCCGATGTCTCCGGCGAAATCAGCAAATTTTGCCTTTCCTTTGGTGTCCCACCACTCCTTGAACGGATCAGCAATAAATTCATCCCAGCTCAGTTTCACCTTGCCGAGGAAATCTGCGTTTTTCCATTCTTCTGACTCTGTTAAGTCATGGAATTTCTTCTTCATGCGGTCCACCTTTGTATCTACCCAGTCCATCATTTCATCAAGACCGGATTCAACCGCTGGCATCTGATCGGTAAGCCAATCTGCCAGGCTTCTCACGTATGGAGATAACCTCTCGCCAAATGAGATTTTCACTCCGTCTACTGCACTCTGCAGCAATGTGATAGAACCCTGCAGGTTATCCATCATCGTTTCAGACATATTCGCTGCTGCTCCGTCTGCATTGTTGATGGCATCTGCCAACTTATTGTAGTCCTCTTCCGAGGCGTTCAAGATAGCAAGCAAACCTTTCTGTGCCTGTGTTCCTGCGATTGTATTTGCCAGGTTTGACTTCTGCTCTGCCGTCATACCTGCCGTAGCCGTCCTTAACTCACCCATCACATCAGATAAATCCCTGGCCTGTCCGTTGGAATCAAAAAAGCTGATGCCTAAGTCTTTCATAGCATCAGCCGCTCCATTGGTGTTCGTCGATAATCTCGTGAATATTGAGTTGAGTGCCGTACCGGCCATCGTTCCCTTAATTCCGGTATTTGCCATTAAGCCTGTCATAAGGGCAACATCTTCTATGGAGTAACTGAGCGACCCTGCCATAGAACCTGCATATTTGAAAGTCTCGCCCATTCCGGAGACTGTCGTGTTCGCATTTGATGCAGCCGCTGCCAATACATCTGAGAAGTGTCCGGCATCACCGGCTTTCATATTGAACGCCGTAAGCGCATCCGTAACAATATCGGATGTCGTTGCCAAATCTTCTCCGGAAGCTGCCGCCAAGCTGAGAATGCCTTCGATACCGTTCAGCATATCGTCGGTTTTCCATCCAGCCATTGCCATGTAGTTAAACGCCTGCGCTGACTCTTCGGCTGTGAATTTCGTGGTTGCACCCATTTCCTTCGCCTTATTCGTCAGTTTGACAAGCTCTGTGCTGGTGGCTCCGCTTATAGCCTGGACCTGTGACATTGCGGCCTCGAAGTCCTTGTATGTCTCTATCGTGTCTTTCAGACCGATACTGACTCCCAGGACCGCTCCGACTTGGAAGATTGGATTCTTCAACAGGTTTATGATCCCTCGAACCGGGGAGGTTATGAGGTCAATCGCTCGCATTGTAACGCTCCATGTTTTCCCTGCAAAACCCCTTAACCCATTACCCAGCGTAGAGAGTACCGGACTGATCCGTTCCTTCGCTTCAAGCAGGACTTCGTACTTTTCTTTCGCCCAGCTTGCCAGGCTCTTTTCGGTTTTTTGAGCTTGCTTGTCAAACTTGGAAACTGTGTCGCTCGCTTTCTTGGCTGAACTATTCGCACTATTGGCCGCTCGTTCCATCTTCTCGAATTTCTTCGTAGCATTGGAGACTCCCGGATCGGTATTATCGACCGTCTCAATAGGAATTTCGATTCTAAGTGTTTCCGCCACCGTCATTACCTCCTTTCTGTGATTCTAGGGTTATCCGCATAGACGCAAGCATGAACGCCTGCACGCCTTTCGGTTTCTCGTAAAATTCATCGGGGGTTATTCCTGTCTTTTGGAATATGTGATGCAGCAAGCACATCTTGCCCCCCGCTTCAATTAGTTTTTTGCTACTTCCTCAATGTTGCTCTCGTAGCCGCTGAGGGTGTCGATCGCATCAATAATGCGGTCTTTCTCGCCAGCTTTAAGTGTGTACTCGATTACATCCAGGCCGGACATAATCTGAAATCCTTTGCTTTCAAGCGCCTGCCATACCTTCTTGTTGTCCCATAACTTCTCTCTATCCTCTGCGATAGTCGCCTTGTGGATGATTGCTGACTGGTACTTGATACGGTCTGTGTCCTCCGGCATCTTGATACCAAGCTGCTTATTACGAACATACTTTGTAAATTTCTTACGGCACTTGTCGTACTCCTCTGAGCCGAGAGGTCTGATATAGAATGCAAAAGCGAGCTTGCCGTTTCTGACAATCTCAATCCTCTGTGTTTCCTCTTCATCGGAAGCGAAATCTGCAGCCGCAATCAGACCTGCGATGAAGTCCTCCTCATTCGCTCTGATTACCTGCTTTGTTTCCTCTTCGTTTGTCTCCACTGTGCTTACTGCGGGCTGAGTATTCTCCTCAGCTGTTGCCTCGCCTACTGTTACGCCTTTTACAAATTCTTTAGCCATTTGAATGTCCTCCAATTCTTTTTGATTAAATAAAGGGGAACCGCTCCGGCTCCCCTACTGGTTTCTTATGTGGTACCTCTTATCTGTCTACGCCGAGTAATGACTGTAACTTAGGCGGTCTGTTGACAAAGAAGTTCCAGTTTCTCTTGATAACATCGCCGACAGTGACATTCTGAATGTCTACCTGTCCGGAAGGAATACACTCCTTGTAAACCACACGTTCCTCGGAACCATTGCGGCCGAGAAGTGAGCCCTGGAAGTTCCAGTGTGGCATATTCTGTGTTTCTAATGATTCCATAAGCGCCTGGATAAACTCATCGTCCTCCACTACGATCTGAGACATAGTGAGGCTGACAGCAAATGTATTGGCTGTCTCGTGTTCCTGTGCATCTCCAAGTACGCTATACTTTGCATTGTTCCAGTTTACGTTGGACGTGAATGTGTCAACCGTAGCAAGTAAAACGCCGCCCTCACTATAAAATGCTCCATCCTTGCCAGTGCGTGCATGCCTTGAATCGGCTGCTGCTCTTTCATTTCTCATTACTTCTTACCTCCTTCTATTCGTTTGTGCTGAAACGGAAGATGAAGCTGAGGTAGATATGCTCCATAGAATCCTTGTCGATTACATCGATGTCAAACCATGCGCTGTCTCCATCAGCAGTGTAAGCGGTACTTTCAGTTACCTTGCAAGCAGTGAGCTTACTCTCTTCTTTCATTGCATCGCCTACGCCCTGCAACTGAGAAATTACAGTTGCTCGACCGTTGGTGTCGTTGTCTACCTTGCCTACCAGGTTGTCAGAAGTGGTGTTGATACGTCTGATAAGCTCGAAACGAGTCTTAACACGGCGAATCTTTTTCCAACCATCGTCCTGGTTGTCCTTCGGCGTAATGAGGGTATTGATTGCGTTATCAATCCACACCTGCTTAGCCTTGTTGTAGCTGAGTACCAGGCAGCCTTTCTTCTCTGCAGCGATCATTTCAGTATTTGTCAGCTTTTCCTTAATCTCGGAGAAGCCGCTGATTACTGTATGAGTGAGCGAAGAGTTGGCTGCTACTGCGCCGATCATACCGGCAAGACGTGCTGCTGTCTGATAACCGTCGATCTCCGTACCCTGCTCATTCACATGGGCATTGAGAACGTAGTGCATCTTCTCGTCATTGAATGAAGCGGCGTGTGCTTCCCTTGTTTCCAGGTCTACCGTATGCTTCTCAGCAACGACCGCCTGTGTAAGAGATGCCGCATCAAAAATACGATTGATGAAACTCTGCAGAAGCAGATGTACCGAAGTGTCCTCGGTATCGACGCAGATTGTGTTAAACTCATACGCCTCTACCTGCTTAAACGCATTGGAGTAGTCCCCATTCGTTACCTGCGGATCAGTTCCCTTTGTAAACTGGGACTGAGACACGTTCTGTAATGTTACGGTGCCGGACTTGATAACCTCTGCCTTGAAATTCTTGGAAGATGCCAGTGCATCCACAAGGGCATTAGCTTCGTCTGTTCCGGCGGTAAATTCCACCTTCTCAAACTCTGTTGTGCCGGCATAAAAAATGCACTCTTTGAGAGTGCTGTCTGAGAGCTTTTCACGGACTGTTACTACAAAATCCTTTGCTCCTGGATATTTAGCTGTGATGCTTACTGCATCTGTGCTTTCGCTGTCCTGCAACTTGATACTACCATGAGTACCGCCGTTACCGACTCTGCAGGCGATGATCGTCTTTGCGCCACCGGCGATTGCTTCCTTCATTGCGTCCGTAGTAAGTGCGGTACCGAATGTTCCTTCGTAGCCATCCTCTGCAGATAATTCGATTGCCTCGTTGAGAGGGCCAAAATCTGCACGGAAGATTACTGCTGTAACACCATTCATAACACCAGCGGTGGCATTTCCGCCTTTCTTCTGAATGTTGAAATAGGTACCAGGACGCACCTTAGTTTCGCCTAAAATGAATGTTCCTGCCATTTCTACTTAACCTCCTTCTGTAAGAACTTGCTTACAATTTCCTTTGCCTCTGATACTGTGTACTCGGCTTTGCCGTCAGTTTTCAGAGCAGCTACAACACATTCCTGCATTGTGCCGAATACGCTTCTTGCATTGCCTGCAAGCTCGCTTACTGTATAAACGGACTCTGCAGGGGCCTTTTTCTCCGGCTTCTTTTCTGCCTTTGTTTCAGCAGGTGCCGGAGTTGCTGTTTCCTTAGCCATGCTTTACCTCCTTAACTGTAATTTCCATGAGCTGCCACAAGTACATGAGGCTTAGCCTTGTACCTAAGCAATCCATAATGACCTGTGATGAATACCTGGCCTTCCTTCAAGTAGTCAGATTTGTAATTCACCTGCAGTCTCTTGATGAACATAGGCGAATAGTCCAGCATGATTACCTCTCCGTCGAATGACAGGTGGTTGGCAATATCTGCGGCCATCTTCAATCTAACTGTGTTTTCCGGACATAAAACATGGACGGCAATCCTGCCGTCCATCCAGGCTACTGTATTCGTTTCTTCCTGCTTCTCAGATGAAATCAGTCTGCAGTAAACCACCGGCTGATCCGCTGAGGCTTCGGTTATCTCCTCCATCCGGTCATATCCCATAACCAGGCATTCCGGGTACAACTCCTTGATATACTTATCAACCGCCATTACTGGGTCCGGATCGGACGTTTCCATAGACGGATATTCCAGGATGTCAAATCTGACTTCACAGCCGATTACAATACCGGCTTTTCCTGCATCCTCGCCCATAGTGAACGCATCCGTTCTCGCCCAGGTAAAGCAGTACGGCGTACCGCCTTCCGGAAGAAGGATCACATCACGCAGGCATTCCTTCACGATAGGCGCTATGTCCTCCGGGAATACATCTGTTGTGTTCTGACAGAATATCGATACCGAAAGACTACCGGCACTGTTTCGTTCTTCGTTTGCCTGCAGGTCGTAGTTGTAAGTTACCATAGGGTACTGCGTTTCACCGCCCCACCCATCCTGTTCGTCGCCCGGTGCTTCCGGACTAAAAACAGCAGGCACACCGTTGTAGGTTGTAAGCCTCTCTGCGAGTGCTGCCGTACTGACGAACCTTTTCTGAATCAGTTCTTCCAGCTTCACTCTGTCGCCCCTTCCTCAGTGTCCTGCTTTTCGATGCCGTAGGTCTTGACCTCCGACATATCGTGTGAATATCGGATTTCCCACTGAGCGTCTACCGCTTCATCAATGGGAATCCGAAAGTGATTAGTTACATTGCCGATACCCGGATGATACTGGACGATCAGCTCCTTCTCGGTGGCTGATGTTACAAATCCGGCTTTACCTTCCGGCCATGTGCGATGCTTGCCATAGACCAAATCGCCCCTAGCAATCTCGCTCAAATCGAAGGTTGCTATCGGCTGTTCTACTACCAGTGCCATATATCATGCCTCCTTAGCCATACGGCTCCTTGTAAATTTTCTCAATTTCCGGGGTTGCCTTCTCCTTGATCTTGTCTACGAATGGTCTTGCTGTCATTTTCTTCGTTCCGTTTTCAAGGTAGCCAGCATACTTCTCTTGGCTTTCCAGCTCTGCAATGATTTGGACTCCGCCACCAGCGGTACTGCCTTCACTCTTTACCTGGCCATTCCAGTGCATACGGAGATTTCCTGTACGTCTTGCCGGTGGTTCTCCTGGTGCCGAAGCTGTGTAGGTCGCTTTGCTGTGCGGTTTGCGATATGTTCGCCCGCTTCTCTGACCTTTTAGCACTTCCAGCTCTGCGTTCCTCATGGCATTCACTGCCCTAACGCCCCTGGCTACGACTTGTCGGTTGATTTTGGCTACCTGTCCTTTGACTGTTGCCCTTATGGCACTTCCTGCACTCCCTGCTTTTCCATCGTTCCACAGCTTCACTTGACATCCTTCCTTTCCTCGGCGTAGTAGATTGTGGATATACCCAAGCTACCCACCTCATCCAGGTCGATAATGTAAAACGTGCGATTTCCGAGTATGAGTTTATCGGACTTCTTTGCCTCCGGACTGCCTGCCTGCACAATCGTATGGGTGCAAACACGGTCTCTCGTTGAATGAGATTCCTTCTGTTCCTTCGTGGACTCAGCAAGACATCCTCTGATGATCTTTGAGCCGTCTCCCTTTGGTGCGTTTGCTACCCTTCCGCTCGCTGTTACAACCTGCGTATTTGACTCGACAACAAAATCCTTGAATAGGTTTCCCGGCCTTAAATACATAAATCTCGCATTTATCATCCGTTCCACACCCTCTCGTTTTCGTGCATTCCGGTATGGAAGTAAGGCGGACCATCTACCCCATTTCCAAACCGCGGCACTGACACTGATTCTGCCTGGACCTCTTTTTTCAGCTTGTCGTAATCTTCTTTCCAAAGTTTCGCCCTGCCGTTCATATCCAGGCTGAGAGGACCGGTCTTTGTGTTGACCTCATACGCAAAGCGGCGGCACAGACTTTCAAGGAGCATCAGCTTTGCTCGCTTCCACTTTTTCGGGTATGCGTCGATTGCTGCTTGTATCTCCTCGTCGGTCAATGCCGTCGTATCTGCCAGGCCCTCTACCATCGTGTCTCCAAGCTCAAACCTCATACGATCTTTGCCAAATTCTGTGATGTTTCCCGGCTCATATGTGTATGCACCTTTTGACATTAGGTATCAGCTCCCTCCGTATTGCTGTCTGTGGTTGCGTTACCGTCTGCGGATTCGTTTGAATTGCCTTCGGCGGAGAATAAGGTGTCGTGCTGTTTCTGAGCCGCTTTTTTGACCGTAGCACGTGTGTCTAAGGCGTGAAGCAGAATCAGAACGCTATCGGACTTCACACTGGCTACTGCCTTTGCACCGTCCTCTGCATTCATCTGCAGTACATCGACAACTGACTGAACATCCTCTGCACTGCAGGAAACCGCCGTCACATTGCCGCCCTCGCCCTTGACTGTCACGGTAAAACCGGCATTGTCGGAGTCGAACGGTTTAAGCTCTGCGACTGCGGACTGGATCATTTCATCTACCTGCTCCTGTGTAAAGCCTTTGTCTGCATTGGCGACTGCATCGGCGATCATCTTATCTACCTGCTCCTGCGAATAAAGGGCACCGGACTGTTCCGGTACCCCTGCTTCGTCATTTGCGGCTGAGATTACGCCGAGCTTTTCTTCTCTCTCGATGTTTACCACGAGTTCTGCTGGGATTTCATCCCCGATGAAGAATTTTTTGCCGCCATAACTGCAAGGCTTCTTTGCAATTAATCTCATGGCGAAACCTCCTTACACTGCGTCGTAACCGAAGAACGCAAGATCATCTGCAGTTTTCTTCATGTCGTAAGCCATAAGACCCTCGACAAACTCAGAATGTGTTCCGGCCTCACCCTGGTAGTTGAGTACCGGAAGTAAGATGCCGTTCTCTAACATGTCCCAAGTGAAGATGTAACCTGCAGAAGGCTCCTCGATGGAAGGTGTATCTGTTGCATACGCTAACAGGAATGAGTTAGGATCGCCGATGAACTGCATATTTGCAGCCTGGCCTAAACCGGCTTTGTTCTGCACGGTCTGATCAATAACAATTCTGTCAACTCCGAAGAGCTGTGCAAGCACGTTCTCGGTAACATTTGCAGGATTTGCGGTTGTACCGCCAAACTTCACTCTTTCGAGGATCGCAGGGTGTACCTTCAACGCATTAAATACGTTGATGCCGAGTCCTAATCTGTTAGGAGTACGTCCGGTTGCCTGTCTCATGGCGGTTTTCTTTGCATCGAAGAATGCAATAGGATCGCTGTTGCCGTTGCTGAACTTGATAAATCCATTTCCGGAAACAGCTGTATCATCCTTGCCCTGTCCTTCATTCGCCCATACTCCCTGCTTCATAAAGGACTTGGAGAAATCCGAATCCTGGTGGATGTTTGCCTGTGCTGCCATAACCTTAGTTCTCTGCTGGCGAGGGTCCGCAGTACGAGGCCCCTGGCGGCGGTTAAGGTCAGTCTGGCGAATGGAGTCAATACCCATAATCATCTGATCTACCGTACAAGCATAGGTCTCTGTGTGTTCAGAGATTACTGCAGGGTCAACCTTGCCGTATGCAGGCTTTCTCTGCCAGTTATCACGTAACAGATCCTCTTTGTCGAATACATAATAGTTGTCAGAGGATAACCCTACCGGGCAAACCGGGAACATATTCTTTGCAAGGGTCGTTGAATCCTGCTGATAATAAGCCAGCGCCATAGTGGAAAGCGCTGTATGTGGTCTGAAAGCACCCTTGGCAATGTCTGCCTGGATGCTCTTTGCTGTTCTTTTCATTTACCATTTCCTCCTTCTTTATTTTGCGGCATTCTTCTGATACTTGGAAATCTGAACTCTCACATAGTCATTCTCAGCTGCATTGCTGAGCGCCACGCCGATCACATAATCTCCGTCAGCTGCCTTTGTTGCTTTTCCTGCGGTTGCAGTTACCTCTTCGCCCTTCTTGATGGCTCCGCCAGCAAGAATGTAGCCGATGTCCTTAATCTGAACATCTACCTGGTCGCCCTTTGCAACCTTTCCGGACTCTGCTCCGGAGATGTCGTTATAGCCTGCCTCAATAATTGCAATGCCTACGATAGGTGCTGTGCCGTCGGTTGCTACGACTACATCTCCATTCTCGTCATATTTGAGAATGAGGTTTCTCACATCGTCGATAGCAGCACCGGCCTGCTCTGCGATTGTC